ATTAGTTGTGCCAGCAGGATAGTAAATGTTCTTACCAACAGTAGGCTCAAGATTATTAAACTTGGCACCTTTATTATAGTGTACTGCGAGAATACCTGTACCGTCTGCGGCATCATAAGCCCCATGAACGTGTACCTTTCCAGTGCCACCAAAGTCTTGGATACTGTACTGCTCACCGATTTGCCATGTGTGACCAATGTTAGAACCACCGGCAGTGAATGCTATTTCAGCAGTATGGACCTGATAGATGCGATCACCAGTACTCTCTGGTGGTATCCTAGTAAATCGTCTTTCGCCTGTCATTTTGTGATCCTGTTAAATTCTGTTGTTATCTGTCTATTTATACTTCAAAATTTCTATCTAGTGATTGTGACACTGGGAAACTGTTGTTTGTTGATGAAATGGTTTGATTCAATAGTAACACCGGCAAACTACCCACTCTGAACAATAGAATATCAACGACTTCGCCACTAGCAACACTAAATGAATATGTTGCGTTTATCTTTTCAACTGTTATCGTATCACCTGTCGTATCAATAATATCTTGTTGGGCGAGGGTACTTGATGCCACATTCACTACATCAATTGTGTTGGTGGCCACACTCACAACTTCAAACGTATCAAACGTTCGTAGATTCTGCCCTGACACTCTTTCAGTAACACGAATAAAATCACCTGCAATCAACCCAGTCATATCTGTAAAGTCTGTTGTAGATGAAATGATCTGCGTGACGTTTGCAGTCCCTTGAGTATCAACTTCAATGTCCGTACCAGTCACCGCTGATATAAAGTCTTCGTTAAACAATGAAACTGGTCCTGCCCCTGCTTGTTGTTCAGCAAGTGTCTGTGTATAGGGTGATGGATTTTCTAGCACTGAAACTTCTGTGTTGCCTAGAAGACCAGAGATGCTGACTTGAATGTTATCGTTGATTGTCAATGTGCCAGCAGTGTTTGCGGCATTAAAGACAACATCTACTCCTTTAACATCACTAAGTGCTGTCGTACCATTCAAAATGTTGATTGTCAGATTACCTGACGTTGGTGTGAAAAATACTTCTACAGTATTACCGCTGAATGTCAACGCATTAAAGTCATACGTTCCTCCGGCAGTAATTTCTATCGCGTTAGGGTTATTGCTAAAAGTCGTATTAGTAATTGTTGACATTTCACTAGGGGAATCGACTATAATAGCACCCTCAGAAAAAAGGTCTGCGTTACTAGACGTAATAACACAGTCGGTGATAGTCGCACCACCAGCATCGATCGGGCCCGAGTTCGAAATTGTAGATCCAATAATCGTAGAATTTGAATTTAGGGTGACTATTCTTGCACAATCCAAAGTAGATGCATAGAAGTTTAGTGTTGCAGTACCGTTCACGCTCCAATCAAAGGACTGGGCGGTACTAGCGCATCCAAAGGAAGATCCGCCAGAAGTCACGCCGCTCGACAAGTTGCCGAAGGTAGATGTCGATGCTGTTTCAAAAATAACTTCGTAAAACCCTGTTACATTTCCAACAGGTTGTTCAGTAAATACTACGGTTTCACCAGATGACGTGAAGACCGTTGTGGTTGAACCATCACCAAATCGAAGTTTTCCTTGTGGGAAGAAAATACCGTTCTGAATCAGAAAGATGCCGTATACGTTAGTTGCTTCTGCTGTCTCGAAATCGGCAAAAGTTTGACCAGTACCAGTTGTTTGTAATCCTTCTGCAATCGTGATATGGTCTACCAACCCGTTGTTAAAGTTACCCATGATGTTTGACGTAGAGTTGTATGTAATACCAAAACCTTCTACGGATGTGTTGTCATAGGTGCCAGCACTAAAGTCACCAGCATTATCTGCTACGCCTGGATATATAACTACGTTTGACCATCCACCATTGTAAGTGGAGTTTGTGATCTGAGTAGCGGTGAATTCTTCGAAAGCAGTTGTACCGTTACTGCTAGTAAATCCTCTCACGCCACTGGTGCCGTCCAAGAAACCAGCAGTCAAAAAGTTATACCAGACATAACATGCTCGGCCTTCAGCACCACCGCCCGTACCAAAGTTCAGCGCGGTGCCGTTAGTGAAGAAGTATCTTGTGATGCCGTTACCAGTCTTGGCACCAACACATGCAGTCCCCTCAATCTGAGAGTCTGTATCTTGGTTACCAGCGTTCCATCCGCCAGTTGCATCTGCATCGGAGTTAGCATCGAGAGTGACTTCGTTGTAAATCGTTACCGCCATATTACCCCGCCATGAACCTCTTGTATGATAATACTGCACTAACAAAGGGGGCATGCATTTCAGCATTTCCCGACTGTTCTATTCCTAGAGTGGTTGAACCCGAAATGTGATTGCCTAACCACCCATCAGTTGGTCCAATACAATACCAAGCAGTGTCATCAAACGTGTGATCATTTAGTAACTGAGACGGGGTATGCTTTGGATGTTCTAGACAAATGTATGGTCCAGATGTCGCTGTCTCGAAGTCACTTAATGTATTGTAGATAGTGATGTCTTCTCGTCCCGCAGTAGAGAGAGTCGTGTCAGACACATTCACCACTGCCAGTTCATCTAGGTTCCAAATTGATTTAAAGACAAACCACATGTCAAAGTCTATCTCTCTACCAGACCAAACGTCTTTATGGTAGTTGTCAAAATGGAACATTATTTTCATTTTAGTTAGTCCTCTAAATCCAATGCAGTCCTAACTGCTTGTGACAATTTCTCTGCACCTTCTGCTTGACGTTTCTCATCTAATACTTTTTTATGAGCAAGAATTTCTGTCATATCAAATTCCCATGTAGGGCTTGGATCGCCGTCCACAAACTGAACAGTACCATCATCATTGTAGATCATATCGGAAGGGGCAACGTAGTGTGCTGTTACAGTATCGACAGATTGGACTTCCATAAGAAGTTCGTCTGGTTCCATCGATAAAATATCTGAGGCTTGTTCAATACTAATTTTCATAATTAATCCTTTAGTTAAAAAAGTGGGGGGGAGTTTTCTCCCCCCGTTCACATACTATCTATTACGCGGCATAGTTTCTTTCAAGAGGCGCAACAACCGAGAAGTTGTTTGCAGTGCCAGGAACACCTACACCTGTACCAATCGTGCCAGGCGTAATTACGAATTGTGCTCTAGTTGTACCCGAAGCACGAATTTCGACATTCACAACCGCATCTGCAACTCTATCTTCACTCGCTTTCTGATCCGGAGTTGTGTCGTTAGTGTATCCGTAGTCGAATGTAACAGAACTACCAACACCACCACCAACTTGAGGTACAGCACCACGTATCTCAGCACCACTGGAATCTTTAACAATAATTGCATCAGGTGAGTTTACAGGGTTGAACCTAAAGTTCTCTGTACCACCAGACTGTGCTGATTCGGATGCGGGAACTGCCACATCGTCAATACGAGTTACATCAATAGAACCAGTACCGGTTGCAGTAGTAATCTCATACACACCGTTTAGATTGACATCCGCAAATCCGCTTACGTCGATATAATCACCGACTGATGTTACGGGTATGTTATTCCCAGCACTCGCCAATGTGCCAGCACTAGTACCAACACCACCGGTTCGGCTCCAAGACAAATCTGCAACATCGTATTCACGAGTGTACTGATAGAACATTGTGTAAGTAGCATCTACATCTTCAGCAAGGTTTGGATTGAATGTGATTGTTCCAGATGCCACTTTCGGGAATTGTTGGAATGCACCACCACCGCCTGTGTATCGGAATGCTAAGTTACCAATATCTCCCGAGGCGAACTTTTCAATCGCAACACCAGAAGGTGTCGTTGCGCCGTCTCCGTTCTGAACCAATAACGTCTGTAACTGTGGTCCAACAAATCTTAACAGTTCATCAGAAGTAGCACCAATTTGTGGAGACGCATCCGTACCACCTTCGTCATCGATATCAACATTTTGACGCAAACGATATTTAACCCAAGAGTATATTTCTTGAAGGGTTAATGATCCTTGGCCGGTGGTGCCATGTTCGGCATCAATTCGCACACCAAAATTTCTCGGCGTAGTCAAATCTGTGGCTAAGAAGTTAGTTGAAGTTTGATCGGTTGAATAGTATTTAATAGTCGGAGCATTATTATCGTTTAAGTCATACTTCTCTTGCACCCCGTCTGCCGCAAGAATAACTTTATCAGAAATTGTATAGTCAAGATCCGTTGCTTCTCCCAGAGGGAATCGGAAAGTCTGTGCACCAATAGTGCTACCAGAGGTGATACCAATCGAAACTGTATCTGATTTACCGAAAGTCTTACCTTCTTCTCGAACGAAGAGTGCAAGTTCGTCAGACCGAAAATCCCCTGCGGTTGTACCATCGTATGTTTGAATTACTTCGTTCGCAGGACCAGCATACGTTAAGTCTGCTTTAGCATCATATGCTACTGCGGTGACTGTAATTTCATTAGCATCGCCCGCGTTATTTGTCAGAGATGCGCCAGGAAACACTAATGCGGTAGATGATGCAGTAGTAATAACAAACGTATCGTTGTTACCAGCGTCAGTTGCACCAGAAATTGTTACTACATCTCCATTTGCAAAACTATCAAAAGTTCCTGCTGGCCCGGTGATTGTAGTGCCGCCGGTAATGACCAACCCAGTTGCTTTTGCTGAACTTCTGAATGCGTAGTAAACTGTATGACCACCATTAATTGTAATGGTTGCACCAGCATTTTCAGTAGTGAAAGACGTTGCGGTATCACTGATTACATCTTTTACTGTAAGTGTGTCTGCACTTCCACCAGCACCATCAGAACTCTTGGCGGTAACGATATATGTTCCGTCACTAGTATTACTTCCACTAACTTTAAGGTAATCACCTACATTAAAAATACCTAAGTTCTCAGCAGTAGACGTAATGACGGCTCCAGCAAAAGAGATATCCGTTGCGGTAATATCGGTAATTGCTTTACCGTTAATGGTACCCAAAGAAAGTACGCCCACATATTCCGATTGAATAGTACCTGCTGTGTTGATTTCTTTCCAACCAGCAGTACGAATTAATTGGCGTGAAGCGGCGCTGTTCAAAGTCCAGTCAAACGACCATTCGAACTGTTCTGGTGTAATTGCCACGAGGGGGAATGGATATTCGATCAAGTGGTTAGTGAATGTTATTTCCGAAGTTCCGTCTAAAGGAGTCGTGATATTACCAGTGGTTACAGTAATTGCTGTAGCGGAATCTACTGAAACTACAATAGTATTTGCGGCAATGACACCAGTACCAGATGCCAGTGTTACTGCCATTCCGGGCAACACATTAGTTGTATTATCTAGATTAATAACGTCACCAGTGTTCGCACCAGATGAACCGATGTCGAACGTTTGGACACGCCATGCTTTCTTTAAGTATGAGTATAGTGCCTGAAGCGTAACACCGTCTGCCGAAAGATTACCCGCTAAGTTTAGCGTAACATTTCTATTTGCTGTGTCAATGCTTACTTCAGTCTCTAATACTGCGTTAATCGATGCAGCGGAAGTGATAGTAGTCATTTAAATTTTCCCTATTGAGTTAATCAAGTTAGCATGACAAAGATTAGTATTACGTTTATTTATAAGAATTAATCTGCACTGTATGTATAAGTTGCACGATCATTCCAAGTTTTATCAAAGTCTGCTGTTCCGTTTGCCCAGAGAATGTCTAGGTCGCCGTCTGCACCAAACTCATAGATTCTTTTGATTCTCCAGATAGACTGCCCTTTTGTAGTGCCTGGCACTGCTTCACCCACGTAGGTGAATCCGTCATCTGGTTCTTCGTCTACTAGTTTATCGTATTGCACTTCTAAGTCTGCCTTTAGTCTATCAAGAATACTCAGAAAAGACTGAGCAACAAATTTCTTTTTGGTAGGATCGTAGATCAATACTGCATCGTCTACCAGACTTGTGATTGCCGCTTTGTCTACGTCTGCATTGTCTACGATCTTATACGAACCACCGCCACCAATTGTACTGAGAGAACGATTGATCTGTTGGATTTGCTTCTCAAGATTGGCAGTAACAGTGTTTTTGTTTTCTGTTAATTGCTCATTGAATCCGGCAAGGGCTTCTTCGAATCGCTCTTTATAATCTGGTCCTGCAGGACCTTGGATTCCTTGGTCGCCTTTGTCTCCCTTTCTGCCATCTGATCCACGAAGTCCAGTATCTCCTGTGTCTCCTTTGTCACCTTTGGATCCTTTGAGACCTTGGACGCCTTGTAACCCCACGTCTCCCTTTGGACCAGCAACGCCTTGAGCGCCCATCGCGCCCCGCTCACCAGTTTTTCCAGTGTCACCTTTGGCTCCGGTCTTTCCTGTATCACCTGTTAGTCCCCTTTCACCTTGCGGACCAGTTTCGCCCACAGGTCCGATATCGCCCTTATCGCCTTTGAGTCCTTGAAGACCTTGTAATCCCTGCTCTCCAGTCTCGCCCTTTTCACCTCTCTCACCGTCTTTGCCATCAATGCCATCACGTCCGGATGATCCGTCAGCACCGGCAATTCCTTGTTCGCCTTTATCGCCTCGATCACCCTTGACTCCTTTATCACCTTTTGCTCCTTGTTTGCCATCTCGTCCTGCTGGACCTTCCCGCATCTGCAATTCATTGATCTGAGCATCTATGAGTCTTCGTTGTTTTTCAATTTCTTTCTGCGTATGAACTACAGCGAACGCAGTAGAAATAGTATCAAACTTGCTCATTAAGTCTTGCCATATAACGTGTCAATTCTTCGGTAAGTTCTTCTTCTTGACTAGGTACATAGCCCTCTTTTTTCTCTTTGTCTGCTTTCGCTTTCTCTGCCTCTTTCTGACGTTCCATTTCAGACTTAGGCTCAACAACAGTCACAGGTGTAGGAGCAGGAGGTTGATTTGCCATAGCAATCTTTTCTTTCTCTTTTTCTTCCTCTTCCTCTGGATCAGGTATGTCACCTTCTGCCATTTCTTTGTCGATCTGCTTCTGCATCTCAGAGATTTCTTCATCGTCAAGCATCATGACGTTCTTTTGAACCCACTCTTTACTGTAGTATTCGCCAACATACTGAGTGATTTCGTTCATAATTCCTATGCGATTTTGAAGAATCTCGGCGTCTTTTAATTCAGCAAAATGATTATCCTTAATGTAATCAACATAAAGATCGTCTTTCCATTCTTCCCAGTCTTGAGCAGTGATGATTCCTTTGAGGATCAATTGCTTCTTGAGAATGCCCAAGAACATGGTACCAAATCTTCGTCGAATTCGGTCAACAAACTTTTGAAACTTCACTTCATCCCGAGTGATTTCAGATGACCGACCTAAACTAAATTGACTTTCTTGCTCTAACCTATTGACAGGCACGTTTAAACTGCGATATAATCTCTTTTGAAAATATATAATATCGTCAATCTGTCCTAAGTTATCACCTCCAGGCAATGTTTCTACTGAAGTGCCACGTCCATTCTCACGGCGCGGTAACCAAAAATCTTCAAGCATGGACATGTGCTTACGATCATCTTTGATTTGACCAGTACTGGCGTCATACACCAGTTTATTTCTATACTTGGTCATAATGTCTTTCATGTATTGATCTGCTTTACCTCGTGGTAAATTACCAATATCTACATAAAAGATACGTCTCTCAGGTGCACGAGCCAAACGATAAATGACCAACGAGTCTTCCATCATTCGCAACTGGTTAATAGGCTTTAACGCTTTGTGAAGATGCGAGATAACCTTTTTCTTTGATTCGTCTAACAGACCCGAGGTCACATAACTGATCGCATCTGTTGATATTTTAACACCTTGTACGGTGTTAGAGCCAGGTTTTTCTTCGTAGATATAATACTCTTCTATTTTATCTACAATTTTAACACCGGTCTGTGGATCTTTTTTATACTTAACTTCTTTTACTTTTCTTATTTTGGCTGAGTCAATGTGGCGAATTTCTTGAATGCCTGCTTTTAGATTTGACTCGTTTACCAAAAGATGATGCACTATACGTCCATCAACATACCATGATCTAAAAATATCATGTCCAATATCATTAAATTTGAGAAGACCAACAATGTTTTCAAACTCTTCTAAAATTTGATCTTTGATTTTCTTGGGTGCTTCAATCTGATCTACTTTTAAATCGACAGAGGATTCTAGTTCCGAAGATACAATAGACTCATTAACAATTTCATCAATAGCCATATCGACTTCTGGATTCATGGCCACACCACGATAACGAATTATAAGTTGAGCGTTATCTTTCGATTGATCACCATCTAAATTAATATACTGACCATATGCACCAGCACCAGTACTGATATATCCTGCCGCATCTTCATCGGTAGGAGGAACAATAGAAGGAAGCATTTTAGATGCTTCTTTCCTGCTCGATCTTTTTAATTCAAATCCAAATAATTTGAGTAATGCTGTTTCGTTGTCTGCCATACCTTTTCCTAATCAAAATAAAATAACAAAGGTGCCCGAGAGCACCCTGTTATTTAGCCTACTATTAACTAGTAGTATTTGACTCCCAGTATTGGAAATCAAACGTTGTGGTAAATGTTTCTACTTCACCACCGTTATCATAGGTTAAATCAATCGCTCCAACTGATGTTGGGAAAGCACCGCGAATATTGTACCGTTTGATAACAGACTCATCTCTATCTAACTGATCAACAATAAGATCGGTTTGATAGTCTGTTGGATTAGTCAAGCCAGTATTTGCACTGTGACCGTTGATACCATTCATCCAACGCTCCATAGCATCACGAACCTCAAAGCCAGTATCGTTTAAGATAGTAACTTCCCAAGGTTCAAACGTTCTGTCGCCAGCCACTTTCAGAATTCTTCCTCTGAAGGGTACGTTTAATGCGGGGATTGTTGATCCAGGTAACTGCCCTGCCCGACACATGAATGATGTAAGTTCTACATCGCCACCTGCGTATGCGGGAAAGTTAATGGTCGCTTTGAATAAATTCGGTCGCGCACCACCACCTCGCAGTTTTGATTTAAAGTCATCGACTCCTAAAATTGCCATTGCTTATTTCTCCTTAGTGCGCTTATGCCAATCCAACGACTTCTTCAAAGTCAACCCCAGTTCTTACTGCCACGAAACTCAAGGTAACGTAGTTGATAGAACGTGCGGGTTTGACATAGATGTCAGCCACGAATTGGTTTGTGTCAATCACATTAGCAGTATTGTTTGTTTCGTCACAAACAACTCTGAAGTCAGTGATTCCGCGTCTCCCCTTAATCTCTCTCAAGAAAGGTTCAACGATGTTAACGAATTCGGCTCTTGTGAATTCATCATTGAATTCAAACATTACGTTTTGAGCCGCTGATTTGATTGCACGTTCCATGACTAAGAATAGTCTTCGGACGTTGATGCGATCAAATGCAGAAGGACGTGCTAGTTTTGTCTTATCTCCGAAGAGCAACACACCTTGACCAGGAAAGTTTACGATGGGATTAACACCGGCTTTGTACAACGTATCTCGTTGAGATTTAGTTGGGCTGAAGCCAAGTGCTGAAACACCAAAGTATTGTCCGCGTCTATTACCTGCAGGTGAGAACCAGGGTGCTGAAACTTGATCAGTTGCTGCCATGATTCCTGCTGTAGAAGATGCCGCGGGTATGAAAGTATACTTGTCGTTGTACTTATCATAAACTTTGAGATAGTTTCCATCTAAAATCAAGTATGAGGATGATGCTACACTCTGCGCGAAGGTCTTGACAGTCGTTGTAATAGTATTCGCGTTTTGCTGACCTACTATTGCTGATCTCTCAGGCGAGGCTACCACAACACAATCTTTACGATCAACTCGTGCAATAACTTCTAACGCTTCGACTACGGTCTTCTGATCAGCAGCCCCTGCCATTCCTGGTGCGATTAAAAAATCTACCTGAATGACATCTGGGTCTTTATATACTGTTTCAAAACCGGTTACATACGTTGCGCTTGTATGACCTGCTTTGGTCTGAGCGCCACCATTGAACGATCTTGTTTGAGTGTTCTGACCACCGGGTGATGCTAATGGTCCACCAACGTTGGCAGCAATAGTGCTTTTAGTCCAATCAGCGGCGGCTGTCGTGGTGCTGTTTAATTCACCTTGACGTGCCATCCAAATATACTGAGACCGCTCGTTAATAACATCCACAATGTGATTGTTACTACCATCATTTGTCTTAGCATCAGTTGCGTAAGATACGTGAGGGAAAGTCTCCAGTACAGTACCAGGAGTACCAGTAAATTTACCACCTTCATCTACAACAACAACGTGTGCTTCATCGTGTGCGTCTGCACCGTCTACACTTCGTGCCGCCACAAAAGATGATGTTCCCGGTGCTTCATCAAACTGGCTTACATATGTCCAGTTAGAGAATGCACTGTCATTTGAGTCTGCTTTACCGCCATCGCCAGCAAGACCTGACCATGGGCAGATAGAAACTGATAATGAGTTTCCTGCTTCGCCAGGATATTTTGCGATGAAACGCTTTTCAGCAGGAGTGCCTGCCTCGCCAAGAATGTAACCGCTCTTGTCTTCGTCCCAGTCTGCTTGGTTTTTAACTAGCGTACCAGTAAGACCCACAGCAGAAGAGTCCACAGCATTTAAGTCTTCTGAGGATATTGCGCGAGATGCATACAAAGATCCGGAGTATTTTAAGAAACTAGCGGCAGACAGAAAATCGATATTGTTACTGTCTACAACTAACGTGGGAGAACCAAAGTTACCAATCAATTCTGCTTCGTTTCCTACCAGAATAGGTTGATCCCCAGGTCCCCAATTGAAGTCGCCAACCATCGCACCAGTGGAAGAAGTAACCGCAGGCACAATACCTGATAGATCAACTTCTCTGATTGTGACAGCGGGAGACTCAGATGGTGAAAATGCCATAGTCGTGTCCTTTTTTCGTTAACATGAATAAGATGTCATAATACGGATAATATCTCAATGCATTTATTTATATACTATGAATTCTTAACATACCAACTGACCAGCACTATCCTATGCCCTTGACGAACTTGACTGACTCCATGCAAAACATCCTGGTTATAAATCAGACTTGTTCCTCTTTGTGATGGTGCTACAACAGGAACAATATCTTTTTTGTGATTTTTAGGACCTTTTCTTAACCCGTTCGGTGGTAAGTCATAGTGTTTATCCATCACAAGAGTTTCACCACCAACCAAGTCTTCAGACGAATCTAGGAATGTAATGATTGTTTTTTCAACCAAATCGCGGTTGTCTTCATGAAGTCGGGTAAATGAATACGGAACATATTTGAGAAAATAATGTGAGTAGTTTTTTAAACCTCGCGTTCTAGCATAGTTATTTAAATGCCTAATCGCAGGACAATCTTTTAAGTCTTCACTTCTTGGATTATATCGGTTTAAATCGAAAAGGTTATAGAATTGATCTATGTACTCGTGTCTGGATTTGTTATATAACTCTCCGAGACTTTGCATTTCTGCGTCAGATAAGATCGTATCAATCTTAAAATTATGCCATTGGTTTACCATGGTTCTTGTAAATCATGTTCCCAAGGTATTGACCAGTTTTTGTCTTTCATAGTCTCTTGATCTTCCAACATGTCAATATATTCATCATTGTTATCATGAAAACCAAAGGGCACTAGATCTGCCTCAATAGAATCCATTCTACTTTGAAATAACATTTGTTTCATATCAATATCGGTGAGATCGTTGAATCTACTGTCAGTGGTAAAATACCCAAACATCACCAAATTCATCATGAGATCATCGTGATTGCCATCGCTTGCTTCATATGATTGCCCTCTGGCACAAAACGTAGATATTTCTAATATAGTATTCTCATCCACAATGTCTAATTTGTTTTCTTCTAATAGATCTTTGATGCCCGAACAACCAAGCCGCTTGGTCTTCCGATTGATTTCAATACCCATTTTATTTTTTGATACTGATTCAACATGCATGTTCTCATATTCTAAATCCAGATATAAGCCATTACATACTAAAGTACCTTGATCATTTGATTCAACGACCACATATGCTTCATTGTAGACTTTCGCATACTTATAGATAATATTAGGAAAGAGCAAGGGCGAGATAGTGTTACAGCGATACACAGCCACCTGTTTAAAAGGTCTCGTGCTAATGTCGATGATATTGAATGTAGAATAGTCCTGTCCTCTTCCCTTGCTTACATCAACACACATGATGTAATCATGTTCGGGTTGTGTTTCTTCGTAAACAAGAAGATCGCCACCTTCTAAATGTGTGATAGGATCTGTGGCACGTAATTTCATCAAGGTGTCGGCGCTTATTAATGTGTCGCCCGTACCGAAGAATGTGTTTCCAAATTCCTGGTCAAATTGAAGTATGCTAGTGTTTGCTATGGTCTCCGCTTTCCATTGTTCATCACGTCCTGGCACGTCAAACCAATCCACTCGGAAAGGTATAAACTGATTTACTCCTTGATTCGCACCTTCCCAGATTTTGTGGAAAATATTCCCGATACCATTTGCCGTAGATGTGATGATAACTTTTGTATCTTTACCGGCAGAGACAACAGGATAGGTGGAAGTGTAGAATTCAGATGCTCGCTCGACAAAAGCAAACTCATCGAGATAGAGCAAATTAACAGACATACCCCGAATAGAAGACCCACTAGTAGAAGCAGCCACAATCCTAGAGTTATTAGAAAAATCGATACTGCCCTTATTGAGAGTTTTACAACCAGGCTGTAAAAAGAATGGAAGATTTTCAAGCATGAGTGTAATACGCCCGAGCATTTCTCTCGAAGTGGAACCTTTGTTAGCCAGAACAGCAATGGTCTTTTCGGGGTTGAAGATTGCGTACCAGAGAAGATAGGCGACAGACGAAATTGATTTGCCACTCTGTCTACAAGCAAGTACAATGTTAAACCGATTATCGTTAAAATGGTTGAACATACGTTCTTGATAGGGATAAAGATTAAAAGGAACAAGACCCCTATCCAGTGAAATAATCTTGACATAGGTTTCTGCAAAATAGGCAGGATTTTCCATACACTTTTTATATTCAAGAACTTCCTCCTGTGTCCACTCTTGGACTACACCATCTTTCTTGACTAAGTGATTATATTGATACGTATCATTGGACATTGGTAGAATCAGACTCAACTTCAATCACCTTTTCATCATTATCATTATGTAATAATCTTTGCAGATCAGTGGTGCTTCCTAAAAACACATTGTTGTTCGTAATATTCTTTTGTTCTTTGATAGGCACATGTGTAATATCTTTATGCTTCTTATTTAGATCCATTAATTTGTCAGTAACATCTGCGACATTTTTAATCATGCCAGATAATACTTCAAATGCCCTGGGATGTTCGCTTTCACGAGCCACCTCAATCATCAAATCAAGACCGCGTTTACCGCCTTCTATCAGTTCAAGATACGTGTCCCGACTCGTTTCGTAGTCGTTCTTGATGTTCGGGTTTTCTTTGTCAGTCATTACGATTTACTTTCCATTATTATTAGAGACATTACTAACTATCTAGAAGCCGCCGCCGCCGTCTATTATTTCCAGTATGACGCCGGCGGTTAGAGTCCAGTCAAAGTCAGTGTTGTTACCTGGCGCCGCCGCTTCATAGATTTGAAAATTAATTTCTAATTCTCTCGTTACAGCACCATAATTTCCAAGTGAAAAAGACAAGGAAAATTCTGGAGTATCGTCGCCAATGTCCAGTACAGTATTAAAAGACCCTCCGATCGTGGCGCCTTGACCAGTAGTGCCTTTCGTCGCAATAAGTTTGTAACCAGTATAAGGTCCAGTGCCTCCTGATATCCAAGAGCCTACATTACTATACGAATCTGTGTCCGGTGTCCGACCCTGGATATTGAATGAGGAGAGCGAGTCGCGGCCGCGAGCGTATATAAAACCATCATCATCAAATCTAACATTAGCAACGGCGGTAACGGGACCCTGAGTATCAAAGAGTACCTCATAAGCCTCATTAGGGTAAAAACTGAAAAGTGGTGCCACAGTATATCCTAATATGCCATTACCTGCGACATTTTGAATCGTAATTGTTTCAGACGCCAACACAGTTGAGTTTACATTCTCTTCAACATCATGCAGTTCGTAAACAAACGCTTTGTTTTCTTGTACTGCGCTCGTGGTAATATCTACATCAAACGTTCCTGTGCCACCTGAAATAACCACCGTACCTGTAGGTTTATTTGCACCATCAAAGTAGGCATAATTTGAAGCACTAGCAAACACAGGAAGCATGCCGAGTACAGTAAGAGACGATGTTGCCGACATGGTCAGCGAGTTCGAATTAATATTATTGATGGTTCCATTGATCCCAGTAGTTCTTTGTGTGTCTCCTGCGAGCAAGGTAGAATATGAAGAAGTGGCAGATTGTGTGGACAGAATCGTACTGCCTGATATACTGTCAACTATTACAGGTTCAAAACCCTGAGGTCTGTAATAGTAAGTGCCGTCAGGTCCAGTCACCGTAAACGTTACAGTGGTGGCTTCATCTGGTATAGTGTTGCTCGCACTTAATGTATAGACTTGCGGATCAGTCAGAGTAGTATTAGATGGTCCTGCAAGAATAGTACCAACGTGTGATCCTCTTCGGACTGTAGTTGTAATTGTCCGATCGGCTTCATTTGTAGAATTATCACCATTGGTCACAAAAGTAAAGTTCTTGGAACTACCTGCTATCGTACCAGGACTATTTTGTTGAGTTGTGGTGTACTGACTCGCACCTGTACCGGTTATTTCTATGTAAAGTTGCTCGGCTTCTGTGCCTTCAACACAATTCACTTGAGCAGTAAAGTTAGCCTCTTCGCCAATGCTTGAAGGAACACTGAGAGTGTATGTGGGTTTGCTCGTATCATCTACTACAACACCCGCGCTTTCACCAATAATCGCAAACACGTTTGATGATGGCGCTGTCTCTTCTCCTACCACAACAGTAAAGGTTTCTGAGCCTTCTGTTTTAAAATCATTTGCAATAGCAAGAGATATTTGACCGGTACTGCTGGTGATTGTCAAGTCTACGGGTGCACTTTGCGCCGAGTAACCGGAGTCAAAGTCTGAAGATGTGATATTAGTACCAGCAATCCAATACTTGTAAACACCACCACTTCCTGTGTCTTGATAATCTCCACCCAGAGTCACATCCACTGTGATCGTATCGCCTTCTTCGGGCGCCAAATCACTTGGAGTTATAGTAACCGTGTTACTTGTTCCCGCAATAATTCTATTACCTTCTGCTAACTCAGTACCACCAGATGCCTGGTCATATACAAATATCTGATAGAAATTATCCGCAATATCACCATCGGCACTATAAGCAGTTGGATTCGTGACAGTTCCTGTACCGCCGGATACTGTGACTGCGAGTCTGCTACCATTTCTTGGCGGA